CCACCACCCAAAGCTTGCGAAGTTTAACGAGCTTATACAAATCATGGGTGCGGATTACATTAAGAACTTTGCTGGTTCTACTGTTAATCCTTTCAAAGAAAACCGTCTTGTAGAAACAGATGAGTGCTGGTCAGTGCATAGCTTTGCGGGTGATTACAACCCGATACATGATCATGGCACTAAAACCCTCATGGGTATCAGTTGTACGTGCTGGACTAAGGTTCCACAACAGATATTAGATCAGCCCACCTCTGGCACAAGCGAATATGGCTTGTAT